AGATTCTTTAGGTGTAGAAAATTGTTTTCCGTTGATACCTTGTAATACTTGAGCCCATGGTAAATTTTCAGAAGGCATTTCTACTAATGAAGGATTATGAACCCCATAGATACGAACTTGAACTCTTCCTAATTCAAGAGGGTCTTGACGATTTTCAATAACACCTACCCAATATCCCTGAAAATCTTCGCCGGAAAAATATTTGTCAATTATTGCCATTATGTGTTTATTATAGTTTTAATAGTTTGAGAATTTGTTGATGCCACAGGTAATGCTTGAGATACGCTATCAGCAAGCAATTCAACAATTGTAGTGCTTACATCTAGAATGAATTTATGATGTACGCTGCTAACCAAAAAATTACCAGTTCTAATTGGATCAAATCCTGTTGTCTTGTCTTGAATTTCCATTTTTGGGATTTCTAATCTTAAAACCATACCGGTTTTTAATTGAATATCACCTGGTATAGATCCTACTATTTTAAACGTATTTAATTGACCTAAACGAGATATTGTTTGAGGCAACCATTTTTTTAAATTAGCAGGATTAGATGTTGGATCAGAGTCTGTTGATAAAATAAATTTTAGCATGTTGCCTTCTGTTGCGTATATAGATTGACCTAACCTATTTACCGCATCATTAGAAGGAGCAAAACTATTTAACGTAGCTGTATTAGCTAATTGTTTTACATTAAAATTATAAGCAGTAAAATTCCTATTTACTATATCCAATACAGCTAAAGTCGATGTAAATGCACCGGCTCTAATAGATTTAATCATATCAAAATCTTGAATAATGTTCATCAGTGTAAAAGAATTAATATTTTTTTCTGGTGATTGTTCAAGAGTGACATTATATGAATAGCTCCTGTAGACAGGTGCAGTCAATAATGATTCATAAGAAACAAAATTAAATCCGTCTCTGTTTTCAAAAAATAAAAATAAGTTTTTATTTGTCTTGTAGGCACGCGGACAAAGCCACGCTATCGCCTCAAGAGGAGCCATTCTAGGAATTATGATGTCAAAAATACCATCAGTTTGTTCTATCTGATTAATTTTAGCAGGGTTTACTTTTAATTTGTTTTTAAGAAGATCGCTGACCATTTGGTCTATACGAAGACCTTTGTAAGATTTGCTAACAAGGTTTTGAGATGAAATAAGAAGTTCATCAGAACAAAAATAAATTGTGTAGTTTTGAAGACCGTTGCTTCCTAGTGTCCTATCACCTATTTTATAGATTCTAAATGTTTTAACAATAGGGCTATTAAGAGAAGGCTTATCCACTGAAATTAAAATATATTCGTTTCCGTGTAAAGAAAATGATGATATCAAATCAAGAGAATCACCCATAATTAATGAACCAGTCATACAAGTAGCAAAAATGTCTTCATAAAGGTTTAATTCAATCATTAAACCAGATACATCAACCGTTTTACCGTCACTGGTGACAATAACTAAAGTATTTAATTTATAATCACTACTGCCTATGATTCCAGTAGAACTTGTAGAATTGTTACCCATTATGTACCAAGTAATTGTTGAAATTGCTGTTCTATTTGACCAGCATAGGATGCATCAATTAATGTAATTTCTCTTTTCGCTTCATTGATTGCAACTTCGTTATCATAAGCTGATATAGCATTTAATGTGGTTATTGTTTGTACTGTAGCCCCATCAGGAGTAGTAACTGTGACATCAGAAACTCTAACAATCGGTAAATCTAATGTTGGTAATGTTTGAGGAACCAACATTTTTGTTCTAAAATTAAATGTGTAGGGTTCTGGTGTCACAGTAGTATTGTACGTCACAGTATTAGAAGATCCGTTTATTGTAGTCGTTACTGTTTCTTGTTGCTGATATACGGCTAATTGACTTTGTGCGTTTGCTATTGATCCATATTTTAAAATAATGTTATTATTAAAATCATTCAGGTTCAACGGTATATCAAAATACGGGTCTATAATCGTATTAGCAAAAATAATGATCCAATGTCTTAACGGATCACCGTAGTATTTGAATGCAATACTTTCTAATGTGTCACCTTCTTGCCATGGATACTTATAATACACCAAAGAATTTGTAAGAACTGACGATAGTATATTGACACGAGTGAAAATATTCTTCAGCACATAAAATTGTTGAAGGTCTTTATCAAACGTATAATATAAATTTGGAAATTGAGAAAAATATAACATATTAATAATTATACTTATCTATAAGTTCGCGCGTTACTATTGACATTTCTGTAAACGTCAATTCTAAATCTATTTTTAAAGGTGAACCGTCATTAAATGTAGTCCAAGTTCCAGCACCAGAATAATTAACTTGAATATTAGTCAAAGCGCATGTTGAAATTCTAGCGATGGATTGATTTTCGGCTTGCATAAAATAAAATGAAATATCAAATTGTCCTGGTGGAATAAAATATCTTCCTCCTGCTTCGTTGCTAACTTCAGGTGCAGCAAAAGTTTTGAAAGTTTTTATAATTTTGTTGATAGCAACAGATTCTTGTTGTGATCTAGGAACAAAATGAAATATAAAACTGAACTGTCTATTTTGAGTCTGTTTAAACAACATTTCAACATGAGGATTGATGGCTTTACCAACTGATTTTAAATACAAATCAGTAAATCCTGGTCCCACACCACCGGATTGTTGAACAAGATCGGCACCCAATTCACCAGATTGAGCATAGTTAAATGCTTTATTGGGTTCATTTGTGAATAAATTTTTAGCCGCTGTTTCAGCGATATCTTTTAATTCACTAATGGCACCTTTAAAGCTACCACCAAGTTGAGAATATTTACCTATATCTCCACCAGCGTCTGTTGCACTTACAGATGACCATTCATGACTATAAGTTGTAGCTACAGTTTCTGGCATGTAAATAGCAATAGATTGTTTAATTCTAACCAATTTAGGTTTTAAATCTAATGTTGTAAGCAAACCAGCACCAGCCGTTCCAACAACGGCTTGTTTAACAGCCGCGTCTAATCCATTATTAACAAGTGCTGATGCTCCGGACAAAAATACTCCTGCTGCTACACTACTGCCAGAACCCACAGGGTTATAAACACCACCGGCTTGTTGTAATGTGTTGTAATTTTGCTGAGATGCAATATTAGCATTTGGAACAATTTGACTAGTGCTTTTAATGTAAGTAGATGAAACAGGAAGATTAATATTAAAAACCACATAATGTGGTACATCAGCCGTTCCTATACCTTCTAACGGATAACGCAACTGACTTAATGAAAATGGGTCATTACTAGATGACAGAGCCGATATAGGACCGGTTCCTTGACTTTGGGCTCCCTGAGAAGGGGTGCTTACGAATTGGCTGATTGTGTAGGCTATTGGAGGGGATGCCATGGGTTGACCTTAGCTAAATATGAATTATTTAGCTTGAGATCCTATGGCTTATAGCGGTCGCTTTATTCCTATTAACCCCAAAAAATACACTGGTGATGTTAATAAGATCTTCTTTAGAAGTCTATGGGAAAGAAGCGTTATGGTTAGACTAGACACATGGGATGCCGTTTTGGAATGGTGTTCAGAGGAAATTTGGATACCATACAAATCTCCTATTGACAACAAAATGCACCATTATTACCCAGATTTTGAAGTTTTATTAAAAACACCTAGTGGTAATAAGAAAGCTATTCTTGAAGTCAAACCATATAAACAGACCATTGAACCAAAGAAACCAAAAAAAGTAACTAAAAGATATATTGGTGAAGTGATGGAATTTGGAAAAAATCAAGCCAAATGGTCTTATGCTCGTGCTTGGTGTGCTAATAAAGGCATGGAATTCATTGTCTTAACAGAAAAAGAGATATTCGGAAAGAAGGTCTAAATAGCTCATGGCAAAACCTAATATAAACAATGCTCGTGAATCTATTAGATGGTACGTTCGTATTCTTAAAAATCTAAACACACGTGAAATTAGAAAAGAAGGTTTAGGTGAATACGTTCGTAAACCACAATTAGGTAAATTGTGTTGTTATTATTACGATCCTAAGACTAAAGAACAAATGCCTTATTGGGATAAATTTCCTTTGATGATGCCTTTAGATTATCAAGAAAACGGACTTATTTTAGGATTGAATTTTCATTATTTACCACCTGATGCTCGCAAACTTTTATTCGATCAATTGTTTGCTGTTAGAGCCAGAAAAGACCTAACAGTAGAAAATCAAATTTTAATGTCTTATATGATTTTAAAAAGAACTTCACAATTTCCTGGTTGGAGAGATTGTATTAAGCGTTACATTCCATCTCATTTTCGTTCTAGAATTTTAGAAATTGACCCTTTGAGTTGGAAACTTGCTATTGCATTACCGACTCAGATGTTTCAAAAAGGTAAACCCTGGTAATGGCTATTTTAAATTTAGGTGGTGGTTCAACTATAGATGCGGAAAACAATGGAAATCTTTCCGTT